TAATTTCTGCTTGTACGCCTTGTTTTTTTCTGGCAATAATAACCCCCAGTAAATTCCCAGATGTTTTGGCTAAAAGTCCCCTGTTCTTTATAAGGAGACAAAAAAAAAAAAAAAAAAAAACGAGCCAGACCCCCCTTAACGCACTTTTGCCCTCTACTGGTTACACTAACTCTGGTTACGTTACGATTTTGTTTTTCACTTTGTGTTTCTTCTAAGTCTATATATATAAAGGACTTTTTGCCCAAAGTTACACGGTTACGCCGGTTACGGGCATTTTCGCTAAAAAATATTTTTTTGATTCTGGCTCTATATATAAGATGCCGCCAAGCTTTAGCGGAGCTTGGCGGCATCAGGTTTGCTACCCGCGCATCAACTTGTGAAGTCCAGCGCGGCAGCGACGTCGTTAGACTCGGCCATTAGAATCATGCCGAATCGTCGTGTCAATGGGCTTCTCTATGGGAAATACGGGATAAGGAGAGCGCGTTCAATTTGTTGCCCCGTGGGCCGTGATCTCCCCACTTTGTCCCCTGCCGCATAAAAAAAGACCCGCGATGCGCGGGTCAAGGTTTGGTATTGGCAACCGCTGGTCTATGAAAATTTTACCAGTTCTGTGCGGCGGTCCCACGGGACGTATCGGTCTAGCCATAGCTCACAGCTTCCAGCCCCTATACATCGCTTGATCCTTTGCATCTTGCGCGGCTTCTCGGCATTTTTCGCACAAGCCGCGCTCAAGATCGTCATCGTATGGCGTGACGTAGGTGCAGTCTTCGCTCTCGCACTCGTGGCAATCATCGCGGAAATACAGCGCTTCCACAAACGCTCCCGGCTTCTTGCCATGACCCACCCAAAGGACGAAGCGCTCGGCCTCATCCTCCATGCCGCATTCTTTCAGGATTTCGAGCATCCGGCGGGGCGAGATATCCCCCCGCGCCAGTGGGTCTGCGGTCATTGCTTGCCTTCCTTCGCTTCGTTGAACTTCTGCACCGCCAAGCCCAGCGCTTGGGCAATAAGCCCGGCATATTCCGGCGGCAAATCAATGAATTGGTTCCTCTGCTCATTTACCAGCCCAATCCGAATGCCTTTGCGCGTGTAGCCAACATCCAGAATCGCATAGCGCTCACTCGGTTCCTCCATCGTGATAATGCGTACAGGCCGGTCAATGCCGGAGTTGATGTATTTGTCAGTCATTGCGGGTCTCCTTCGTTGATTTCGCCGTCGACGTCCCAGAGTTCGGGTTTCTCTGGGTCGCCCATTTCTTTCCAGACCACGCCGATGACGAAGTTTGAGTTGAGGCGGATTTCTGCGTCGTCGTCTTCGAGTACGATGATGACGTGTTGGTCGATCCAATCCCAGTGAGCCACGTCGTTATAAACGAGCGGGTGGGTTTGGCCTGACGTTGGGTGCATATTAACGGTAAGTATTTTCATTTTCTTCCTCCGCGATGTACACGCGCTTCATCGGTCTGGTTTTGAAGAACCCTTTGTACTCTGGGTTCTTGTGCATAAACAAACGGGAGTAGAGCGCGATGAAATCGTTTCTAATTTTGTAATCGTCGCCAGTGGTAACGATCATTGTTTCCCACCGTATCCGATTGACAATAAGCCATGCGGAGAGACGGCGGTGTCCTCTGCTGATAGCTTGAAAGGTGAAGCGTTCAAACAGTTCGTAGAACTCTGGGTTTTGTTTGTGCCACGCCCACCATTTTTCTCTTAAATCTTCAGCCACGGTACGCCTCCCACAACAATGATGTTCGCGATGGCTGATTCTGATTCGACGACTTCGTCGATGGTTAGTGGTTTTCTCATAACGTTCTCCTGAGTCGGTGACGTGGTTGACAACATGGCTAGTCTATGCGATAGTATGCGATGATGTCAACATCGAAAGGAGATGCCGAAATGGCGACGAAAGCGAGCGTCGGAGTAGCGTGGCGTCCGGAGCCAAAACCAAAACGGCGGACCAAGCCTGTCCCGTTCAACCACCGCAAAAAGTTAGGCCCAAAATCCAAATGGAGGAAACGATGAGCATCGAGACAAGCACGCGGTGGCATGCGCACTGGATGTCGATGGCAGCGCTGGCAGCCAGCATGTCCAAGGACAGCACGAAGGTCGGCTGCGTAGCTGTAAAGGATCGTCGGCAGGTGGCGACCGGATTTAACGGCATGCCGCAGGGCGTCGTGGACACGCCCGACAGATACGAGAACCGCAAGACCAAATTGGAGATGATCACGCATGCCGAGGCGAATTGCATTGCCACAGCCGCGAGGCATGGTGTTTCGCTGGCGGGATGCATGCTGTATGTGACGCATCCACCCTGCCCGCATTGCTGCGGTCTGATCATCCAGTCCGGCATTGATCGGGTCTTCTATCCGCCTGCTGATCGGGCATTCCTGATGCGCTGGGCCGACAAGATTGCGACGGCCAACCAGATGTTCCGCGAAGCTGGCGTCCTAGCGATGGAGATGGCGTCGTCATGACAGGGGTGGTTACGACTTACTACGGCCTTGAGGACGACCGAACGGCGGAAATTTACCATTCGGTTGAGGGATACGTGGTCGTCTGCCGAGAAGGCAGTGACATCCTAAGCTGCGTGACCGTGCCAAGCCGCGAAGACGCCGATGCGTTTGCGGAAGAGTGGACGAGAAGTCTAGGTCTGAGTCGGGGTCTATTCCCGGGTTTGGGAAAAATAGGGACTGTTAGCATGCACGAAGAAGTAAAGCTTGAGGGCTATAGCCGCCGAATAGGGGCCCAGCCGGACGAAACGCTGGGAGACCAGATCGCCTACTATGCCCGCGTGAGTAATCCAACATCGGCGGACATGGGCAAAGGCAACGACAAGTTGATCGGCTACCTGATCAAGCATAAGCATTGGTCTCCGTTCGAAATGGTGTCAGCGACTGTAAAAATCACCAGCACGCGCGACATCATTCGTCAGATACTGCGGCATCGCTCGTTCTCGTTTCAGGAGTTCAGTCAGCGATATTCAGCGACCGAGACTACTGGAGCCATGCGTGAAACGCGGCTACAGGACCACACCAACCGCCAAAACAGCCTGGAAACGGACGACAAAGAACTCGATGACTGGTGGGTCGAGAAGCAGCGTGCCGTCATGAACAGCGCGTTTGAGATTTACGATCAGGCGCTGAAGCGCGGCATCGCCAAGGAGCAGGCGCGGGCCATCCTGCCCGAGGGCCTGACCCGCAGCACCATATTTATGAGCGGCTCAATCCGGTCATGGATTCACTATTGTGAGCTGCGCACCGGGCCGGAGACGCAGAAGGAGCATCGCGAGATCGCTGCTGCGTGCGCAGTCCAGATCGCACGCGTATTTCCCCAAATCGTCGGAGTATTGCATCATGACTGACCGATTGGAGCTATTGGACGGGTTCCGTCAGCGCCTGCAACGAGCCATGGATGTTCGAGGCTGCTCGCAAACCGACGTTGCCCGCGGGGCTGCGATATCGCGACAGGCGGTCTCGCAGATGCTGGCACCGGGGACCTGCCCCCGGTCGCGCAAGATGGGACCGAAGTTGTATCAATTAACGCTGCTGGCTGCCGGACTGCGGGTCGACCCAGGCTGGCTGGCGTTTGGCTTAGGCAATCCGCCGGAAGCGGGACCGCGGCACGAAGCGGGGGGCCGAAGCGATGCTTGATCTTACGCTATGCGGCCATGAGTGCCCCGTCGCCCATGAATGCTATCGGCACAAAACCCACCATGCGCGCCATCTGAACGAAGATCAGTGGTGGGTAGTGTGGCCAGAGGACCACGTCGGCAGCCGAGATTGCTCGTTATATTGGTCTATGGATGAGAGCCGTCCGAAGGGGAAGAACAAGGGCAAGGCTGGAAAGGAACAAAATGACGACCCATGAGAAAACGCCCTGCCCGGATAGGGTCCGGGCAGGGCTCACCTACGCGCTTTTCGGCTTCCATGTATCTACCTCGGCATACCATCTGCCGGTTTTGCTTTCACACACTTGAACGTTGATCCATTCGTCGCTTTGGCCCGTGAGCCACGCGACGAGTTCTTCGCGCTTAATGCTAAGGTTTACTTTGACCCACTCGGGGGCGTTGTCTCTTGGTTTCTTCGCGATGAGACCATCGACGAAAACTTTTTGGCCTTCCATATTTTTCTCCTGACCGTTTCCACGGAAACTTTAACGAAATCTTTCCCTAGGCATAAAATGCCCCTAGTCGGGGGCAACCGAACTAGGGGCGAGTTTTAACTACGGAGTGTGACATCAGTCACGGGATCGACTATACCACGTGGTATGCGATATGCAACACTTAATCGCATATTTCCCCCCGGCCATTCTGCATCGGTCATCGCGCAGCTTCTGCATGTTCTTACCGGGTTCCCGTTGCTCGTTTGTCATCGACTACCTCACGAACAGGTTGACCTTGCTGCTCTTTGTAACAGTCAAAGATGACGCGGAGCTGACCACCGATGGTGCGGCCCTCATCTTTCGACAATTCTTTTATTTCCTCATACACTTCACGGGGTACGAGAACACTTTTCCAGCGTGTAGTATCCATCAATCATTCTCCGAAGCTCCGGTATGTGTAGGATTTTATAGGAGAATATGCAAGATTGCAAGAAGAACCCCGCCGAAGCGGGGTCCGTTGAGCCGTGTCTTGCAACAATACGGAGCTATTCCGCCTCGCCCCATGACGGGCCTATCTCCACGTCGCACTTGCTTGGCACATCGAGGGGCACGGCTTCAGTCATAATCCTGGCGATTTCATGCGCTTCGGCAGTGTTTTTTACAGACATAGCGATTTCGTCATGAATCTGGATCATGGGCAGATGCCCTGCTTTGTACAGATCGACCATGGCTTTTTTGGTCATGTCCGCAGCCGATGCTTGGATTAGCCTGTTTAATGCTTTGTAGGTGTAAGCACGTTTCAAGCGTGTCGTGGGCCCATAAGCGTCGATAGCGTCTTTGTAAGGCAAAGCTTTGTTCATCTCAAAGCTATCGGGTTCCCACAAATCGAAGCGGCACTTGCGTCCAAGGATCGAGCGCAGTGATCCGCCAGACGTTTTCTCATTCAAGCGGTTCATGACGCCGTTCATCAGGCCTTTCACGAACGGAACGCGGTCGTGGTATTGCTTGATGATGCCCTTGGCTTCTTCGACGGTAATGTCGAGCTGTTCTGACAGTTTATTGACGCCCATGCCATACATCATGCCAAGATTGATCGTCTTGGCTTGCTTGCGTGGGATGTTCGCCATCTCTGCAACCATGGTATGGAAGTCGGTGCTTGGGTCTTCGTTGTAAGCAGCGACAAACTCTGCTGCTCCTTCCAGCTCAATTCCTCTCATCTTGCCGTATACGTAAGCATAATGGACCAAGATTCGCGGTTCTTGCTGCGAGAAGTCAATGGCAGCCCATTGTTCGCCTTCTTCGGGAAGAAAGAGGGAGCGGATCATAGGACCCAACTCTGGGTCGCGGGCTGGAATTTGTTGTAGATTAGGGTTCGACATCGAGATACGCCCCGACACCGTGCCGCCGTCGTCCGAACGGATTTGATTTATATGAGCATGTATTCGGCCATCACTGTGGCAGTGTTTCATGATGGTATTGATGAAAGTGCCGGATGTCTTATTAAGATTCCGAGCCTGAACAATGAGCTGCGCGAGGGGATGATGGTTCTCTTGGAGGAACATCTTAGTGAAACTCGGTGCCCCCTTTTCGGTCTTGGGATAATGGATGCCAGCTTTGTCAAAAGCTTTAGCGAGCGATTGAGCCGCCCAGATTTCCACGTCACTGCCCACAATGTGCTTAATCTGTTTGAGGACATCCCGTTCGCGCTTGAGGAGGCTATCACGAGTCCGCTCGACTCTATCTTGGTCGACGCGAACGCCACGCATGGTCATGTCAACGAGGCATGGGAGCAGATCAAGTTCGAGGTTTGCGATGGGCCACAAGTCTTCTTTGCTAAGCTGCCCCGAAAAGTAATTCCAGAGTTCAAGGGTGAGTTCAGCATCCGCTTCTGCGTATGGCCCGACGTACATAGCTGGCATCTTCCACATTTCAGCTTTCGGGTCGATACCGAACTCTCTGGCAGCCTCGACTAACGCCTTCTCCGATTTGGTCTTGTTGAGCAAGTCGTAGGCCAGCGCGTTCAAGCTGTAGCTGAACCGGTTTTCGTCGAGCAACGAGGCAACCACCATAGTGTCGATGATCCGACCGTTGACGGTAAACCCTGTTGCTCTGATCCAGCCAAGGTCATACTGAGCATTGTGCATGATCTTGTCAGCGGGACATTCAAATACTTTTTTGAGCCAGCGCGAAACAATCTTTTCGTCAAGGTTGCCGCCGCCCATGTGTCTGACAGGCAGATAACCTGACCAGCCGTCAACTGCAATGGCATAACCTACGATGTAGCCATCTTTTGTGGGCCAGCCGGGACCGTTCTGCTTGAGGTTCGAGTCCTTTGTTTCAACGTCGATTGCAATCTTCGACGCGCCTGTAATGTCCGGCAACTCCAGTGGGGGCACCCACTCACTTTTGGGTGCGAACATCGCCATCTGTAATCCTGCCACTTCGTACGTCCTCTATTATTTGTTCCAGGGTCCGTGCATCGAGGGCGACGAACTCCGCCCCCAGCGCCGAATACCCGATCTTGTCTACCCACGAATCAAATTTATCCATGTTCGTAAGCAGCCTGCTCGTTTTTAACCAGTCCATCATTAGAGCAACATGGGACGGGGTTAGATAGCCGTGTGTCTTGAGGGCTTCACGCATGATAACGTTCCATCCCTCTGCGATACGGTTATGGGTATCGTAAGCGTCACCGTAGTCCTTTGCACGGTCGCCATTTATCAGCTCTTTCGCGGCATCAATCGTTTCGTTACGACGCATCAGTGGTCTACCTTATTAACGTAGCCTGCAAAAATAAACTCGCCTATCTCCTTGTCGTACTGAAACTTCACGGCAGCGATGTCTTCGTCTTTGACATTCGGATCAGCCCACATTTTTTCTGCGCGGATGGTTTCAAAGTCGATGACGTCCATCTCTTTGTATTTCTTGCGCTTGGCCAGCTCATGCTCTTTCCATTCATCCCAAGTCATTTTCTTCATAGGTCATAACTCCTCGATAAGTCTTCTGCGTCGACGATGTAGAGGTTCTGCTTGGTCCGTGTGACGCCAACATAAAACACACGGTGCATGTCATCTGGGTTAATCCGCATTTCTTCGTCTGCGGCTGGACTGAGGTCCGTGAACAACACTACGTTATCCGCTTCGCCGCCTTTTGATCCGTGGATCGTGGATGCTGTAATGCGGGGAATGCCATTAAACTTTTCTCCACGACGTAACAATGCCGTGATATAGGCTCTGTCCGTTTCGGGCAGCTTATCCATGGCCTCTGACCAAATCATGTGTGAGGTCGCCAGCAATCCGTGGTTAACAGTCAAGTCCTGCAAGTTAACTAAATCAAGGTCTCCGACACCCGGCAGCTTCTTAAAGCCACGCGTGACGCGATTACCGATGGACATAAAGCTGTAAATCTTTCGGGCTACCTCACCGGAAACTTCTTTCCCTTTACGCAACTGCTCCCATCCATTTACTGCGTCAGAAATCTTTTCGCTGATGGACCGATGACCGCGGTAGTTGAATAAATAACCGTTTGATTTCAAGTCTTTAGCCACAGGCTGTAGCTGGTAGCCTGCCTGCGATAAAATAAGCCACGACCCTTGTGTCATGTCGAGCGCACTGATAGTGTTCACTCGCGTCACGTTGCCGGGTCCATCACGGGGTTCGTATCTTTTCGGAAACCGTCTGGCAATGCGACGCACCACATTCTCCGCCACTTCATGCACCCGCCGAGGAATACGGTAAGACTGCGACAGCGTCTCCGATCCGCCGGGTAGATTGATGAACCGGTCGACGTTTGCGCCAGCCCAGCGATAAATGGCTTGGTCGTCATCGCCCGCGGCATACATGCGCGTCGATTTCGCATCCAAGATTTCGGCGATGTCCCACTGTAGGTTGCTCAAGTCTTGCGCTTCGTCAAGGAAACACAGCTCAAACTCTGGGCAATACTTATCCGAATGGCGGACAAACTCTGTCAACATATCGGTAAAGTCATACAAACCCATCTTTTCTTTGTACTCACGCAAACACTTGTCTACATAGTTAACCGTATTCCAATCCGGTTCAATGTTGCTGTGGTTATATTGGTCCCGCAGCGATACCTGACGCATACGCGCCAAGTTAATCAAGCCAAGAACAGGATCGTTGGCCGCGGTCATCGTTGGGATGTCCTCAAACTGGTCGTGTTTTGCGCCAACTAGACTTACGCCGATGGCGTTCCCTAGCTCTTTGTAATGCGCCGCCTGCATGACCTGTTCTGGTCTAATATCTGTAGAAGTTAGCGCCAGCGAATGCAGGGTGCGGAAGTAGATCAGGTCTTTCTTTGGATCGAGCCCAAACCGCGTTGCGGCGCGTTCTTTGGCCTCGTTGGCCGCTTTGCGGGTAAAGGCCAGGAAAGCGATGCGATGGGGGTGTACGCCCGCTTCTAGGGCATCGTCGACCATATTTAGTAGGGTTGTGGTTTTGCCCGTTCCGGGCGGTCCAAATATCCTAAACATTCTCCGCCTCTATCTGTCTGACTATCTGGCGGATACGCTCCCGGCTTAACCCATAGATGCGCCCTATGGCGGTAAACGTCATACGCTTCTTCGACCATGCTTCGTAAATCTTGCGGTTGCGTATTGTGTAATCATGCTTCGTCAAAACGGTGCCTCCTGACCGCCAAATGCTGGGGGATCAATATCAACATCGACACTGTCGAAAGAAGGTATTTGCCAGACCCTAACCGCACGTCCTTTAATTTTTAACACAATGCTTCCGCCGTTAATATCGCGCAGGCGTTGGGCAATCTTGTGGGATTTGTATTCAAAAAACTTATTTTTCCGCAAGAAAGCTTCAAAGTCTTTGAGGCGGAAATAAGTGATGCCTTGCTCTTCATCCGTCCATGGGCGGCGGAGCAGGATTTCTTCTTTATCCTGCGCTTGCTGTAGATGGCGGCAGAACTCTTCTAAGTAATCATAGAACTGACCGCTGATACTAGCGTCTTGTGCCACTTCGATGATCGCGCTTTCGTTGTCCCGCATTTCAGTAAGCAGGGTGCTTATGCGGCTTTCCCATTGCTGCTTGGCTACGGAGCGCGGCATAAAGTTAAGCTGCTCCATGCAAGCCCGCTGGAACGTCATCTGGTTCATCAAAGCTTCTGTGTCTAGCTCCAGAGGCTCACCGTTGACGTCCATGAACCACACGGGAGGGGTAGAGTTGTACTTCCGCAGGTTCGCGATTGTGGCCCCGGATACAGCGGCTCCTACGCCGTGTTTGCGGGTTCGGCACAGCTCTTTATTGCAGTATGCGTTGATCGGAGCGTCGTTGCACTTGTAGGCGTAGTCTTTGCGCTGCACCTGCTTGGCGACTATGTTGACCTCCGGCAATGGCAATGGCGGAGATAGGTACTCCATGTTGTAGCGTAATATCTCGGATTCCCAACTGTCCGGATATGCTTTGCGTAGGTATACCCCGATGTTGAATAGACCATTATTTCTGCCACCTTCGCTGATACCGGCTTTACAAAGTATCTGTAAGCAAGGCGGTCCATCTTGAAGCAGTTCGGTCTCACCGTTGCCTACGACTTGCAGCTTAACGACTTCTTCGGGCGTTTGAACATGTTTATCGTACAGC